TAAGTGATTGTCTGTATGTTTTCCAATCTAATTTATTTGTCATAGGATAGTCTTCCACCATTCTCCAATCTGTTTCTGCTAATTTTTGATTACGTTCTATTCGTAGTAGTCTCATTGGCTCTGCTGCTTCTAGTTCAGCAATTTTAGAATTGATTTCTTCTTCGGTTGGTTTCTGTGTTTCATCTAACCAATTCAATCCAGAATAAGCACTGCCTTTTAAGACCCACCTTGTTCCCGGTCTAAGTTGTAATAATGCTTGGCTCATATCAATCATCACATCACCTCTAATAGTGTAATAGTTGAAACTGGTCTCGGACTGTCTCCAACATCAGAACCTCTGTTAACATATAGTGGATAGTTAGCATCATTACCGCATGTAGCTTTTAGATAGTATGTGATAAAAGTTCCTGATGTGCCTGGTGTATCAATATAGGTGAGTCCGTAAGGATTTGGGGCCCAACTTCTACCGGTATCAGTTACTGAATCTGAATATTGACCACATCGAATACCGATTCCATATTGTCCCTGCGAACCGCCAAAAGTAGCTGTAGTATCTGTTCCAATTCCTATTCTTGTAGTATCACGAAAAATACAAACCTTTCCAGTATGAAAATTAGTGTGCCAAAGATGCACTGTCATATTGATAATAATTTTACTTGTGTGGAATGTAGGTTTTATTGAACATGATAAAATTTCTTGCATATTCACAGTTTCAGTAATAGTAAATATATTATCCATAGTATTTGTAATCATTTGAATAACATGCCCAGCAGGGAAAGTAGCACTATTTAAATTTACATTACTACTAAGTATTGGTTCCGCACTTCCGGTTTGGCTAACGACTGTTTTATTTCCTAATTGTAGATTTGCCATTATTGTTCCGTTATCAATGTAGTGTCATCAGTGAAATAATTTGCCTGCACATGTGGAAAAGAACTGCCAGATGCTGTTGCATAATAAACATATCCACTGAAATCTTCACTAGTTCTAGTAAAGGTCGTGCTTAGGTAATTATTTCCACTAGAAAAAGTCGCATATGGCCCTGATATGTTATCTGTATGAATAGTTGCGGCGTAACGAAATGAAGCGCCTCTACACTCACTTAACGTTGCTGCACCTCGACAATTTGTTGAAATATTGTAAGGCAAGCCCGTTATGCGCCGTAACGCTGCGGCATCTACAGGTACTTCTATGCCTCTTATAAATACGGATACTAAATTTCCTATTCTAATAAAATAGGCCGTTGGAGAATCTATTGTAGCTAACGTGCCTGTATTAGTGTAAGTATCTGTAAAATAATTAAATGTAGCGGTAAAAGTACTTTGTTCGCCAATAACAGGAAAATTATTACCTATAGCAAACTCTGGACGATTCGTGCTTGATTGGGAAAATAAGTTGTAGCTGTTAAATTTCAGTGTTGCCATTAGACTATCTCACCGTATATTCTATATGAAAATTCTCTTCCTAAAACTGTACCGTTACTACCAGGACTTCCTGTGCAAAATGGAGTTATTCCTAATGTTTTGTAAGTAAGTCCGCTCACTTCAACTGCTGATGAAATATATCTATTACCTATTTGACTTAAAAAAACTCCTCCAGTATGCTGAAAATGTGTGCTAGTAGCACTTCCAAAAGTCAGTGTTCCTGTTATATTATAAAATTCTTGATGTTGACCATTGTAATCTATATCTCCCAAATCAACACCAGCTGCTGTATTGGTATAAGCAGCCAAAGTTCCGCCAGAGTTTGGTCCAACACTTATTTGCGCTCCATATCCACCTGTATCATAAGTTCCACCGGCATCTTTTAAATATAACTTATGAGCATATCTTGTCGAATTATTTCCACCATATGAGACTTTGGAAAAAAATACATATTGGTATAATCTTATTCCATTATTGAAATTTTGTTCAAAATCTATATTAAAATCATAATCAGAAGATATACTTAAATCATTTGCATAATCTAATAATCTCATAAAACCTGAAAAAACAGGAAACCCAGCACCAAATTCTGGTCTTGCAGTTCCTGTCTGTGTTAATACAGTCTGTCCATTTAATACAAGATTACCCATTCGTTTTATCCGATGATGTTGAGTTGACCGTTCTCACCAATTGTGAGTGTGCCAGTCACCTCAAGTTCTGTCACAGCGTTTAGATTGCCATTCACAGTGACATTAGGTATTGTAGTAGGTCCTGCTACCACTGCTGAAAATCCTGTGTCAATAATTAAATCCTGTTCAGCAACAGTTTCATTGCTGGCCATGATGCCATCAGCCCTTGCACCTTGTACGATTGATATATTTCCCATTATTTATCCTCATTATATTCAGGCCAATGGTCAAACACCAACTGGCCATGTTCATCTATAGTTGGAGCTGGCAGTGGTTCTGTTGAATCATCAGGCATGATCATCTTTGGCAAGTCTCTCAACTGTTGTCTATACGTCTTCTGCGCTTCAGTTAGAGCTATACCATCAAGCGCCCTGCTGGTCCACCAATCTACATCTGCTAATCTACGATTACGTTCTTGTCTAAGTAACCGCATGGGTTCAGCGGCTTTGAGTTCTGCTATCTTTGCTTGTATTTGTTCTTCGGATGGTTGTGGTCGAGTATCATGCCAAAATATCTTACCACCAGATGTATTAAAACTAGCTCTAGGAACTAAAGCATAAATTGCACTTACTATATCAGTCATGCTGCAATCTCCTGAATTACATATGAACAATACGAACCGTTATTTCCACCATGTATAAAATAATAACTATCACCACTGGTCTGCCACCTTACAAAGTTAATGACATAATCAATTGTATCTCCTACAGAGCATGACGTAGTATCAGCCCAACAAAAACTTTGAGGATTATAATTAGAATAATCTTGTACAGCAATACCACCCCAAATACCTCCATCATTTAATTGATTTAAATATGTTAGAGTTGAATTTAAGTTCCTTGTTAGTGCAACCTTTCCATAACTACTGGAATTTTGCACATATGTTTTCCCTATAAACGCATGAATAACAAAAATAGAATTATTACCTTTTGCCGTAATAGTCTTATTGAAAAAATCACTGCTTTGTACTATGTTGCTGCCAGACTGTTCATCAGTAGTTACCGTTGCAGTTTTCGTAACAGTCTGGATCACATGCCCAGCAGGGAATTTCACTGTGCTAGGTATTGATGCCACTCCGCTGGTTTCTGTGAGCACTGTGGTGTTGTTAAGTTTGAGGATTGCCATTACGCTGGTGCCTCCGGCCAATCAACGTTAGTTACATTACCAATATCATCTAGTTGTGGTTTTGCAGTGGCTGGCAGATCTCTCAGTGCTTGCCTGTAATCTAACCATGACTGTTTATCTGATCCGGGATAATCAACAGTTGCCCGCCAATCCGACTGCGCGAGTAATTGATTACGTTGCATACGGATTTGTTGCATTAAATTTTCTGTATTTCGCCCAATCATCTCAAAATAATCTGCATTTTCATAACTCACAGTCTCTATTGTGTTATCAGCTTTAAAAATTTTACCTACCACCATTTATCTATACCCATAAAGATGAAGTGTGCCACTGAAATTTGTGGTATTAGAAGCATAAATAGTGAACCCTGTGTATTGGGTATTGCTATTTGTAGATCCACCTGATTGATCTATGTTGTCTCTTGAATTGCTATGGAATATTGTTTTAGTTGCTAAATAAGGGTTCTGGAGAAAAACGTGAACACTTATTGCATCGGTAAGAGTATTCCCGCCATAAGTCAACCCCCATCGGTTATTTGTCGCGGATGAAAATTCAAAAAGACCAGCAGCACCACCACTCACAGTAAATGTCCTGTTGTTATAAACAGAACTATTATCATCCCCACTTGCAGTCCTTAATCTCATCTGTAAATGAGCGGTGCCGTCTGTCCAAATCCCACTTGATAACACAATCTCATAAGAATGATAAGTTGCACTAAAAACATCATCAAAAGAGTATGAAACAGCACCACTAATGACCTGAGTTTTTATTTTTTGAATTGGAGAAGCTTGGACA